ATTTTTCCGTACCGATTTCGAGCAAGCCAAAGTGCTTGGCTAAATCGTCTCGACGTGCTTTAAGCGCCGACGAGTATTTCTGGCCCAGGCCCGATTCTGCCGTCAATCGGTCAATCGTACTGTTTGATAATGAATTGACGATGTGACGAGCTTGTGTTGCGCGTTCGCTTTCGGGCACACCACTAGTGAACGTACCGATGCGCCGCGAAGGATCGAACATAGAACGCAGTTGATCGACCTTTGCGCCGAACTCTTTCGGTTCGCCCTGCGCGCGGAAGAACATTGCGCCGCCATTGTCGATACGCACGGCGTTGTCACCAACGCGCAATATGTTGTCGTTGACTAATCCAATCACGTCGTGATTCGCCAAGTACGCATCGGCTACAACGCCCTTCGCGTAGCCTGAGTGCGAACGAATTTCAGAAGCGTTCATCGACTTCGCGCCGTCAAGCATCGGCGAAGCAACGCCGTCCTTGCCGTCTACAATCACGTGCGTCGAATCTGGCGCGAGGATGCCCAGGTGATTGTATATTTTGTTGGCAAGGATTTCGCTCTGCCCTTGCTCTTTGTTGGCGTATAGCTTGACGTAGTGTTTCGTACCGTCTGGTGAAGCATAAACACCACCAGGGTTTGAACCCATCGGCCCGCTTATTTTTTTCCAACCTGTGCCTGCGGGAGCACTGCCACCTTGATGCCCGTAAACACCAACGTGACCGTGAAAGCCAGAAGACGCCGTACCGATTTCTCGCAAGCAATTACGCCACGCAATATCGTCCGAATCAAATGCGGCTTCTTTGCTCGCTACGTTAGTTGGTTCGAGAACAGCAGACTGACCGTAGCCGCTTGGGTCTTTCTTCATAGACGTAATGCGCCATGACCGCTTGCCCAACATAAGAATTTCTTTATCGCCCACACCACCCGGTTGCTTAAATGCATCCGATGTATGATACGACACGGCTAAATCTGCACCAGTCACACCTTTAAACGTAAGTGCTACGCCGCCAGGAGTCATAGCTTCGTCGCCACGATCATGAAAATCGGCTAGAAATTGACGTGCAAACCCGGCGTTATCGGTTGTCGAAAACAAAGGCGTAAGTTTGATAACGTCGCCCTCATTGTAGGTTGACGTAAAATTTTGACCCCCATTTGGACTTAATCCACGATACAGTTCACCGCCGTTTGGATACTGCTTATCCCAATGCGCGGCGGCGGCATTATGTAATTCCGCCAAGCCTGCGCTTAACGGTAAGTTTGTATTCGTCACCGCATCATTAAGTGTTGCAAGCGCCGAATGGTATCGGTCTAAAGTTTCAACGCCTGCGTAATTGTCGCGAATATATTGTGCGGCGGCAATTCCTGCACCGCTACTCACTTGATCGGCGGAAACTGTTGGCGTCTCAGTTGAGCCAAAAGTTTGATCCATGCGTGCCGTAAAATCTGCATTGTGTATTTGGTAAGCAAGGTCTAAATTACCGCTATCGTACGCCGCTTTGAACTCGGAATTACGTTTATAGAGTGAGCTTTGCTTAACTGCCTCGGGAAAATTGAGAAACGGAGCGTCGGAGTAACTATGAGACGACGGAGCACTGCCGCCTTGGTGTCCCTTAACGCTAAGATGCCCCCAATTACCACTCGCCGCCGTGCCTACTTCTTTGAGATTTGTCTTGAGCTTTGCATCGAAATCAAGCACGCCATTGCGATACACGGCTTCAGCCACGCGCCAAAGATAGTGACCGTACATTTTGATTCGATTCGCAAACGTACCGTAGACTTTAGCAATGTCGGCAGTAGTGGACAGTACGGCGTGCAAGTCGGGCAACAGCGAATGGTGTAGGTAGTCGTGATTAGCTAACACGGCTGGCCGACTGTACTCCCCCGGCGCGATTACAGGCGTTTGATACGCTTTAAGATAGCCGTACAGTACGAGGTCTTTGAGACAACGCTCGAAACCGAGGTTCGCGGCGTTCTCCGCGTACGATTCACCAATGCGTTCGAGGTGCGACACCATTTGCACCAGTTGCGTGTGCATGAGCTTTTCATTATCAATCGCGCCTTCGAGCTTCGACGTGTACGTTTCAGCGACGTGCCAAAGGTCGTGTTGATATTGCGCGATTAACGCTTCAAGCGATACAACGTGTGATCGACGCGCACGATAAAGCAAATCCGCGACGTGCTTGTCAATCTGTGCGATTGCTTCACGTACACGGGTTTGCTTTGACTTCCGAACGATTTGTAGTTTCGGTCTACGCAGGAGCGGAATCATTCAACTTCGCCGCAATTTCTTCGATGATGTCCGTGCCATCTTTCAAAAGATAACGAGCAAGGTCGGCGCGCATACTGAGCATTGGCGACAACGCTTCTTTGAGCACTTGCTCGCGTACCAGTGATTGAATGAGTGCGTTGCCTTCCTTCGTGCGCTTGATATTCGCCACGCCCTCGTTGCCCATCGGGTCCTTGCCTGCGCTCGAACGAGCAGGACTGGCCGAGGTGGGATTCGGTGGCCCTGCGGGAGCCTGCGCGTTGTTGACCTTCGTTGCCCCGCTATTCGGCTTGTCGCCGGGTTTGGGACCGTTGCCCGCCTGTTGTGCCGGAACGAGCTTATCGCCCGCCACAGGCGGCGGAATGGGCACGTTCTGGAACGCCGCCGACTGCGGCGGTTCCTTGGCCGTGACTTCGGCTTGAACGTCCTGGGCCATCGTCGTCGATGGCACGTGCTTGCCGTCCTGTCCGTACACGTGCGCGATGGAGAGCCCGAGCAAGGCTTCTTCCACGATTTGAGCCCATGCATCTTCGAAGTCGTACGTGCTGATGTTGAGTTCTTTGGCCGCAAGCGAAGCCGTCACAGACTTCGGCAACCACTCCATCGCCTCGGCGAGCGCGAGGTCTTTGAGCTTCGCGCTACGATCTTCTTGAGCAATCGGCGGAAACATAAACTCAATGATTTCACGCGAGTACGATTGCGTGCGTTTGATTGCCGCGATTCGTTTTTTCTGTTTCGCGTTGATCGGTTTGTTGTCGTCGGGATTAGCAAGAGCTTCTTTGGCCGTACGATTCACATTTGCGAGCGGTACGGGTTTCGGTAATGCTTGCGTTGCGCCATTAGCCGACGCCATTGCGACTTGGTGATTTTGGTCCTGCGATTTTTGATTCATCGCAAGTTGCGTTTGCTTATCCGCCTGTGCCTGTTTGTCGGCGTCGGATTTTGCGGTTTCCATATCTTCCATGACTTCATCGCGATTCTGTTCGTCCGGTGAACGTGTCGCGAGACGACGCACCGTGTGCGCGTCTTTGAGAAAGTCATCAGAATTGATTATTTTCGCGTCGATTGCATTCTGAATGACACGATCTGCTACCCTATGGCAAATTCTTGAAATGAGTGCTTGGCGTGTTTCGTATCGCTTGACACCTGGGCCAGTCGATGCGAGCACCGAGGAAGATGAGCCGCGCGCAGTTTCTCCAACCAACTCTTTTGGAGTACCGACGCCGATAGCGCAGAAGTTCATAAGCGCTTGAACGTCGCCCATTGCTTCGCCGCTTTTGATTGTTGAAGTTTGGGGCTTGAGTTGAATCGCTTTGTTGTGAATGAACGTCGAGCCGGGTTTCCACGGGTCGGGCAAATTGCCCGCAGTAAGCGAGACATCATCCGAAGACGTTTCGATGTCCCACACGAATGCCGCTTCGAGTTGTCCTTTGACAACGCGCGCATTCATGAGGTCTTTGAGACGCTTCAGCCAACCGAGAATAGAAAATAAGTCGCTTCGTCCGCGCTTTTCCCAGGGCGAGACGTTGATCTTCCATTGATCGTATACGTCGCAAGGAATGTGGCGGATAACGTAACGCACCATATCAACTTGGCGCGTTGGTCCGACACTGCTTGCGTAGTTGTTTTGATATGGCGTACTATACTGTTGATGTGCATAGTACGCTTTTTCCATATCTTCGGGATCGGTAATAATGTCCCAAATGGTTGAAGGGTCAATCGTACGGAAGTCGGTCGCGCCCTTCTCCGGTGCATCATCGTAGTATTCAATGAATAAATCCCCCGCCCACCAAAACGCCGTCATGATGTCGGACAACTTTTCGTAGAATTTTGTACGGTCTACAAACTCACGCCACACTTCGTCAACGTCAAAGTTGGTTGCGCGATGGTCGAGTTCGCGACCGATTGTGTAGTACGTCGTTAAATTGATGAGTTGCTTTGCAAGCGGATTGTGATTGTACGCTTCAAACGCTTTCGCGTGTTGGTCAAGGTAAGCGTGTAAATACAACTGCTTTGACCACGGGCCACCCATGAGCGGAATGTACGTTGCTTCGGGATTCTGTCCTTGGCCGTACGTCGTATTCGCGTAGTCTTGAAACGAACCGCGACCAGTGCCGGGATCATCGCCGTAATCAAAGCCGCCACCAGTAATAGTCGCCTCGCGAATGGCGTGCGTCGTCTCGTTGGTAAGGCGTTCGTTCAACACGCGCGCGGCAACAGCTTCGATGCTATCGTTGCGTGACTCGTCAAGCGACTCGCGTAGCTTCCAAGGCGGGTCGATGGAAAAGTATTGATTTTCGAGAAGCGCCCACGTTTTATCGGCGTGGTCGAGCGTTTCGAGAAGTTGATCTTTGGAGTTGAAGCGTTGCAGTCGGTACGATTTGCCATTGGACGCGACTTCGTACAACTGGCCCGTCACCTCGAATGGTCGCCCCATTGGGTCGGTGGATTTGGTGAAGTCGAATACCGTAGAGCTTTCGTCGAGTAGACGCTCGAACTCGGAATCGGGATTGTACGCCTCGGCGTTGACGGTCTTGTATTCCGGGCCGCGCCGCTTGCGTGTAGGCGTGAGAGTAATCGTCGGTGCCTGTACGACACCAAGTTTGAGCAACGTGTTTGCTACCATATCGACGATGTTCAAAACTGTGACCCACTTTCCCAATCGCGACTATACAACAAACGTGCTCCGCTTTTCGGCATTAAAGTTTGAGCTTTAACTAATCCGGCCCCGTACCGATTCATTGCAACGTAAGAGTACGTGTTCGCGTGTGCGTAGTGATCGGCCCCGAGCTTTTTCCAGTAAGTTCGCTTGAGAACGCCATCATCATCCTCCTCGGACACGCGAGCCATTTGCGTGTGCTGATAGAAGAACTCTTTGAGCGCCGCCGCCGACCTGTCGTTTGGTTTTGGAAACGCAATTTCGGTACGAAGCACTTCTTCAACCATGCCGTCAATTTGCTCCGTACGGTTTACCGATACTTTCCATTCTCGGTTTTCCGACGCCGCGTTGAGCTTGGGATCGGTCCATGCGTTGTCGCCCGATTGAGTTTCAGAGTAGTAGCAGAGGTAAACTTTGCCCGAGTTACGCGCCGCAAAATGTCGGGCCGAATGTTGGTTAGGTGTGCCGTCGATAACACAAAGTGATACGTTATAGACTTGCATAAAATAGTCGAGTTCTTCAAACTCTCGCACCTTGCCGATGAATATGACCTGCGGTTTGTTTGTGAATTGCTCGCGCTTGCGAATAACGATATGAAGTTCGTTGCCCTTTTGATCGACGCCCATGTACGTTGTCGTCGTCGGACGTTCGCCAAACTCTAACGATGAATCAATACACTTCTGCAACGCTTCGAGCGTAAGCCGTTGGTCCGCAGGAGTGTACGGTTTGCCAAGTTTTGAGCGATAAAGTTCGGCAAGTCTACGGCCTTCATTATAGTCGTCTTGAATTGAAGCGAGGTCGGCGTATACCGAATATAACCCGCAAATGTGATACCCTTGAATACGATCACGTTCGGGATGTTTGGGAATCCAAACACCATACTGCGTATTCAACTCTAATTTGCATTTGTAGCAAATTAAATGTGCTTTGCTTTCAGACGTGCGAAAAATACAATCAGGAAATGTATCTTCGAGAATGTTAAGCGCGTCGCAATGCTTACAAATGAGGTTCCAATACTTCATCGTCGAGCGTTGAAAGTCGCGGTCAATTCCGTAGCCATCGAATGTAGGCGTCGAAAGTTTCATGCGCCAGCGCAAACTACTGTGATTGATGCGTTGATCGGCTTGCGATTCTTGATCGTCTGTTACTTCGTCGAGTTCATCGAACACAATGAAATCCGCAGGCACAGACTTAGTACGAATAGACGAGCGCATTCCTCGAAAATACAAAAAGCCGCGCCCGACTTGGCGTAAACCTATCGCGTCCTGCTTGTCAACAATTGACTTCAAGTGTGGCGATTCGTCAATAATCGGTGCAACGCGACCCTTTGAAAATTCGCTTACGTCTTGGTCAGTTGGAAAGAAATAAATGACGT